GTTCTGCTTGTAATTTATTCTTACCCATACCATAGAACAGACCAAGGTTTATAGTCTTGGCCTGCGATCTAGGTATCTCTGCCATATCAGCAACAATATTGTGAAAGTCTGCGTCTCCATCACGATAGGCCTCTAAAACCTCTTCAACTCCATAGAGTTTCTGTAAAGAAGCATAATGCACTACCAGTCTAGGCTCTTGTTGAGAATAGTCAAAACAACCCCATCTATGGCCTTCCTCAGGGATAAATAAAGCTCTTATCCGTGGTCCGAGATCCTTGTCTCGTGCAGGAATTTGTTGAAGATTCGGGTTACTATAACTAAATCGTCCAGTGACCGTTCCTCCATTGTCTCCACGTAACTGATTGATATCAGCATGAATTCTTCCTTTGTGAGTATGTTTTAATATGGTATCAATAAATGTGGTATGAGCTTTGTTAATTTCTCTGGCTCGGGCTATTTTTTTCACTAGTGGGTGGGGGTGATTTATTAAGAAGTTTTTAGTAAAGCTAGGAGCTTTGGTTTTTTCTGTGCGATCATAAGGAAGTTTTAATTTATCAAACACTTCAGCAATAGATCTGGCCGCCCAAATTTGTACCTCGACTTCTGTTTCTTTTTTTACTTCTGTTAATAATTTTTTCTCCTGTTCTACTAATGTTGACTTTTCTTTCGCTGCTTGTTCTTCATTTACACGCACCCCGAGAAACCTCATGTTAACTAAACATGGAAATAATTCTGTTTCCATATCCATAATTGAATTTATATCTTGATGATCTATTTCTTTTTTAAGTTCTTGCCAAAGTGCTAATGTAATTTCTGCATCTTTTTCTGCGTATGCACCAACATAAATGGCAGGTAGTTTATACATTTCTGCCTTGGGGTCAACTCCCCAACTTTTCGCAGCTTCATATAATTCTGTTTCATTTTTTCCTTTTCCAGTATATCGTTTAGCACAATTGTTTAAGTCATAACGCATTTGATTTTCATCAACCAAAGCCGATGCAATCATCGTGTCGACTATTTTACCGTTAATACTTAAACCGAGCGCTCGTATCCAACACACGTCATACATGGCGTTGTGGAAAATTTTAATGGATGATGTTTTCAATACTTCTTGAAACCATTTTAATACTTTTTTACGATCCATGTTGCCGCCACCTTCGTGAGCAATAGGATAATACCCGCACCAATCTTTAACAGCTACTGCTATACCCGTTACGTCTCCTCTACCTACAATTGAACCTGATCCCATTTTAATTAAATCGGGATCTTTCGTTTCTAAGTCTATTGAAATTTCATCGTACGCAGATAAGTCAGGAAAATTTTCTGGCGGTAACCATTCGGTTTGTGGTTTAAATAGTGGTATCTGCATTAGTTATGCGGACAATCTTTCTTCCATTTTTTATAGCCTTTAATCCAATCTGCATTGGATGTTTCAGGTGGTTTAATCATTCCCCAAGAATTTTTTGGAGGGTAAGTTCTTTCTGCATCTTCTTTAGTAATACCCGCATTACGATACTCTTCTTCTTCGGTCATAGGAGTCATGTCTGGGTCTTTGGTTTGAATTTTGTAATCTCTTTCAATAATCATATCTATATAATGCTTTGCTTTTTCTAGATCTTGAACCTCTCCTTTATGTGCGTGTCTGCAGATATATTTAATAGCATTTCCTTCTGCAAAAAGCAATTTGTTCTTGTTTATAAATTCACTTGGCTGCATCTCCATATTTTTATAATGGGATCCTCCGACTTGCTTATCGTATGCGCTCATATATTAAATCCTTTGTTATATTGTTTGGGTTCTATGATGTGTAGATTTTCTTTAGTTCGTGTTGCTCCTACATAAAACAAACGACTCTCATCGTCTGGATTTTTTTCATAACCATCAAGTGTTGTTTTAGTAAGATCAGTAAGAAGAACTACGTTCTGTGACTCGCCTCCTTTGGCTGCGTGAATAGTTGAAAGTTCTATTCTTGGTTCTTTATTTAATTGTTCACCATTCGCTCGCATTTTTCTTAAATATTCCACACGTCTTGATCCAGCATCATCAAAAGCTTCATACCAAACTTTGTTTGTGCTTAAACCAAAATCTTTAGTTAGCTGGTCTATGTTGTAAAAAGCTCCTTTGGTCATTCCATAGAGCGAAGACTTATCAGCATGATTAGGTGACATATATCCATAAATTTTTTCTACTTGTTTATAAGTTAAAGGTTGTCCTTTTCTCAGGTGTTCCCAGTTAATAGCTGAATCTTGAATATCTTTTTCGTAATTACGTTTATTTTTAGTTTTATAATATAATCCTTTTCGATATAAAATATCTTCTATGTCTTGAAGCATGTGTTTGGTTCTGGCTAAAACCAACCATTCACCTGAGGACATATCTACTGAATCAACTTCAAAATGTCTGTGCAAACCACCCTCATTAGTTTTTGGTTTCCATGTTTTATTAATTCGATGTTTAATTCTATTTATAATTCCCATTGCTATTTGATGGACTTTAATAGGTACTCGATGTGATTGTGTTAATGGAAGATTAATCATCTGATCCTGTAAAGCTATAAAAGAATCTACATCAGCGCCAGCCCATTTAAAGATAGCCTGGTCGTCATCTCCTGCAATAAAAGAATCTTTGGTTTTTTTCCAAATAGATTTTGCCATATCCCATTGCATAGGAGATAAATCCTGAGCCTCATCAATAAATACTACATCAAACTTAGGGGATAAATCTGATTTTATAAAATTTAAAATCATGTCGTTATAATCAATTAAGTTATATTCTTTTTTGTATCTCCGCAGTTCATTAGAAATAATATTTAATTTATCAAATTCTAAATCCTGAGTGTGTTCTTTTCTATTATATTGTTGTTCGGGTGTAATATTTCTAAGTTGAGCTAGTTGAATTATTTGGAGATACTCACTATCAGAAGTAAATATACCATGATCTTCTTGATGTGATGCATACGAGACTGGAAATCCAATTTTCTTTCCAAGATCTTTGTAATGACTTGATTGCATAACTTGATCTTTTTTAAGTCCTAATTTTCTAAAGGCTAGTGAATGTATTGTTCTGAAATAAGGAAGATCCTCTTCAGTTAAATTAAATTTTTTAATGGCTTCATCTCTGGCATGATTCGCAGCTTTTTGTGTAAAAGCAAAATAACCAATTTTAGTGGGGTCTGTTTTTTTTAAATAACTATCAACTTTATTTAATAGAGTTGTAGTCTTTCCTGTACCTGGTGGTCCTAATACTATTGTTCTCATTAAAATACATCCGTAGGTTTTAATTCTTTTTGTTCATAATTTTCTTTTTTCTTGTCAAATTCTTTCACTGTAAAAACTGAAATTCGTTCTTTACCCACTCTTTTCTTATCATCACAATTACAATGATCCTTTAACATTTGTGCGGTTCGTTGATAATTTATTTCCCATCGTTGTCTAATTAAAAATTTACTATAAAACATACTGAACACAAAATGATGGTATCCTCCGTTAGACCACACTCCTCCTCTTTTAAGATCACTAGCATCAGAACCTATGTGTCTGTTTAAACAAAATTCTTCTAAATGATTTCTTAATTGATCTGGAGTTGTTACACCCTCTGGTGGCTCCACAGGTTCGTGGTTCTTCATCAGTGGATTGATAATGGTGTCCCAGTCTTTAGGTTTAACAGTAGGTGGTTTAAAATCTAACTGTTCCATACATGCTTCTTGAAATAAACTTTGTTGTTTTAAAAATTTAACATTTTCTAAATGTAATCTTTCTCCATCAACATTAAGATAATAATAAGGTTTTTCTAATTTAATTTTTTGTAAATCCGTCAATGCAGGAAATACAATTTCATCTCCTATTCCAAACTTTCTAGTTCTACATAATTTTTTATCACAAAGATTACACATAGGAACGTCGTTACATTTGTATCCCCATTCTTTTTTCTCATGTTGAGCTATAATTCTTGCTACACCTGCTTCTTCGTATGGAGGTTCACACGAAGCAGCATTAAATAAAGTTATTTGAGTTTTCCACTCACTAGGCCATTTCTTTTTTGCATAGACCGCATAATGAAAAAGAGCATTATCTCTGCCTCCTCCCTTGTCTCCTTCAAGAACTTTGTTCATGGACATAAGTTCAATACAAGGTGGTGCATCATCATATTCTGATTTAGGTCTTTCGATTTTTATTTTTTTAATATCTTTTTGCTTAACATAATCATACAATTCGTAAAATTCTGAAAGAGTTGCTGCTTCTCCATCACCTTTAAAAGCATATCGTGTTGATTGATCACCATTAAAGTATGGTAAGTTTAAAAAATTTCCTGTATCATCGTGTGATTTTAATTTTATTTGTTTTGGAAAGACCTCTGATCCTCCGTAACCTAGTGCTGTTTTTATCTCCGTAAGTTTATCTCTCATTCTTTCTGCAGAAACGGGTTCGATGGTAAAGAGAAAGACGTGTGCGCCCCCACTTTTAGAGCGACATACTATTAAAGGTAATTTTAATTGTTTTATTTGTTCTATTAATTTTTTGTGATCAAAGCCTGCGTATGAATCAATGTCTACACACCCCCATATACATTGGTTATCATCATTAATGGGAA